CTGTAAGCTAAGACAAGAGGTGTTAAACCAACGCCAAAACGTGTATGAGAAATTGAAATATTTTTTTATTTATCAAGGTCACATTAGTTTCGCCACCATTGTTGCTTAACATATACCACTTATCGTTAACTTTAATTAAGTGTGATCCATCTACCGTTTCTTTACTTCCTTGCACCTTTGTAAAATATCTTAAGTCTTTAGCAACTGCTGAATAATTATTAATTTTAATCATTTTATCTAGCCCCTTTCGTTATCTTGTACCACCATTATATATGATAATATTACACTTGTCAAGTAAATATGTAAAATAAAATAAAAAAATCCCTACCAGCTATTAACCAGTAGGGAGGAGGGATAACTATTTATTTTTGTACATTTTTGCTTTGCAGTTCTTTTCCTAATTGTTCTAATATTGTTCCAATCACAGGCTCAAACTCTTCACCTGGTATCTGTTTCTTAACTTCATCAGCAATTCTTGTCCACAATTTGTCATCAATGTCTGTGTCCTCAATAATAGTCTTAATCACCTGTAAAATAATCTCATTCATAAAATTTTCATCTCCTTTTTTAAATATGCTTATTATTAAATTTGTCAACCACATCGGAATTTCATCCCTGTTCAACTCATCACCATATTTGTCCAACATCTCATTAGCCTTTGTAATATTTTCATCAATTGTAGGCTGTTCTGGGGTTAAGTCATCACCTCTACTTATAGACAGCCCATTCATTTTCCCAACTTTTTCACAGCATCACCACCGATAATTACCACCGCCAGCATTTCAAAAGTTTCAACAGGAATAACATTAAATATTAATAATATAGTTATATAAATTAAAAATGTTAATGCTTCCTGTATTTTATTGCTTTCAAAAAATGATAACCAATCATTGAAATGTTTTTTAATCCACATCATGTCCTGTTATCCCAATTTGCAAAATTTTCCCTTACATCAAGATGGATAAAGCTATTATACAATCCAACGCCTGTAAAGCCTATTTGCCTTGCTATACGCTTAATTTCCTCAATTTGGAGCGGTATAGTATGCAATGATATGTCAGCTGCTTTACCATATAGATGTTGACTGTTATCAGCACCTCCTACTTGCTTATTTCTTTCTGGACAACGATAAGCTGAATTAATCACAAGTGGTACGTTCAACCTATCTCGCAACAATTGCAACTTTTCAACTAACTCATCATCAACTCTAACGTGCCTGTGATTAGGATGAGTGCACTCAAATTCACTCAAATTAAAGTTTTTGCTTATTTGAAAATTATTAATTGACACTTAATCACCCTCTTTCATCTTCAATTATTTTTTCCAAGTTATCAATTCTATCATGTGCTTTAGCTGAATTATTTTCTACATTATACATTCGTTCAATTAGCTTGTTGTGCTTATCCTGCTTGTCTTCAATATAGCTTAGTTTTGTCCATACTATTCCTGCAAAAAATGCTAATGTTACTAGATTAACTCCTATTTGTAACCAGAATTCTGTTGAGAAGTCCAAATTTATCACCTTTCCACTACTGTTTTATATTTATGCTGTTCTTACCCACATATATACTGTTATATATGGTTGGAGGTTGTTATGGGGTTGATCGCCACCTATTGAATTAGTTGTCTTATTATATGTTTGAAAACCATAATAGGAGCCAGAAGCAAAATCAAATCCTGAGCCTGAACCATAAATATAGGTATCTGTATATGGATGGCTATGAGCAGGCATTTCAGCTTCAATTATTTGATGTTCTTTTTCTCCACCAGTTTCGCCAATTGCATCAAAATCCGCATCTGTGCTATCTTGGCTGACTAATACTCTACCTTCACCAAATCTTTCCCAAGTTCCAAAACCTAGCAATGTAGCAGGATTTGTGCCGTTACTTGCATTTATATATATACTGCCAACTGGATACACAGCATTAATTGCATTTTCTTTACCTTTTTCATTTAAATTTACCGCTGAAACTAAATCCGATTCTACCCAAGCTCCTGCCATTATCCGCTCACCTCAAATTCCTGCTTCAAAGTTTGATACATTGCTCGTCTAATTTTAACCTCATCTGGAAAATTAAATTTCCACTTAACCTCTGCATTTTCAAAAACTATTTCTGTGCCTGCATCAACCTCCATTAGTATCATTGGAGTTGTGCCAGTTTTCGCGTCTGCATTGTATTCTGTTACATATTGACTAACCTCTGTGCCATCAATTGTTATACTTCTTGTTGCTCCACCATCTTGTATTCTAACAGTTGCCATCTAATCACCTTCCTTTAATATGCCCAACTATAATCTGAGCGTGATATTTGCAGTGCTTCGGTTTCCTTTTTAATCAAATCATACGGTTGTTTGTCAATTAATACACCTGTGCCTATTTGCTCTGTTGCTCTAAATCCACCTATCCAGCCAAAGTGTGTTATATTTTCATTAGCAGAGTTTGGGCCAAGGTAAGTGAGTGTATCAACTCTATCGGCTGTGTTAACATCTTGCTGTGTCCTCTCTTGCCTTCCTAATTCAGTTGTGCCGTTAAACCAAGCTATGTGTGTTACTCTATGCTGTGGCTCAAAGTTAGGCGTATATGTGCCGTCTGCCTGCCATGTGCCGTCAGCTTTCAACTTTCTAAATATATTAGGATTTTCAGCGAATGTCCAAGTTTTGCTGAAGTCTATAGGAATGATTAATATTTCAGTTCCACCTATTCCTTCGCTGACTACTAATTCAGCACGCTTTGTTAATTCCATGAAGAATTCTTCCCAAGTTTTGTGCTTAGGTCCTTTGACAGCTTCAATGTCATAGAATATTTGACCATTCTCATCAAAAGTATTGGTGCGTGTTATTAGTAGTTTTTCACCTTGATTAATTCCCATATTAGTGAGATTATTAACTGTGATAAGTTGTCCCGCTTTCAGTCCACTTCTTCTAGTCTGAAATTTAAGTCGCTTGCTGTCAACTCCATATTTTTCAATCCTGCTGTTGCCTATTTCAATTGCAGCTTCTCTACCTTCAACATTCCCAACTGTTATAGCGTCCTCAACTATTCCAGATGTGCCATCAATGTCAGCTTGTTTGCTTATCAGATTAGGGTCATAAGTTTGTGCTACAATCTTAAACTGCCCAATAAATGTACATCTAACTCTATCATTGCTGGTTAATCTACTTTCAGCGTTATCGTGTGTGATAATATCAGACTCTTTCTCCCAATACCATTGGAAACCATCATCAACACCTTTTCTACCAACAGTTTGAGTCTGCCAAGCACCACCATTAATTGATATTTCAATAGTCGGCTCCTCTGCTATTGGAAAACTAACAGGGAAAGCTTTTTTATCACCATCTCCACGCTCAACATCAACCTGCTCCTCTGTGATACCAATTGGGCCTTTGACAAGTTGTTGATTGCGATAGAGTGGATTGCCCGTCTTAGCAGTCGGCAGTCCTCTAATATATTGTGGCTCTAACTGCCAATCAGCAGGCTCACTATCACGGCTTTTGAAATGTATCATTTTGTTGCTGTCGATTTTCCACCAATAGTTCATTTTGTCAGCTACACTTGATATTAATTGTTCTGTCGGTACAAAATTAGCTCTAGTTTCAAGTATTTCTGTGCCGTCTTCAATAGAAGCATCATCTGTTAATACATCAATATTAACTTCATCAAAAGTAGGTGTTATACTTGTATCAGTTGCGTTAAGTGTAGTTTTATACTTTAATTCTACGCCTTGTAAATCAGTCGGCAGGTTAGGAATTGGTTGCCCATTTGTTGCTGTATCCCAAGTTTGCCCATCATCCGTGCTAGTTTCAACTGTGATAGAAGTATTAGTTGGTGTAGTTTCCTGCCAGCTAATTGTGCTACCACCATCTTCAACAGCAGGTGATAAGTCAAAAGGCTTACTTATGCGATAACCTGTTGTTTCGTAAGTTGATACTACCTCTACTTCTAAACTCTCTAATCTAGGTGTGACAGTAGTATCGGTAGTTTCAAGAGTCTGTCTCACATCAAGAATAGTTGGATTAGCAGGTAAGTTAGGTATAGCACCACCGTTAGTTGCTGTCTGCCAAGTTGAGCCACCATCAATTGAGGTTTCTATTGTGATAGTTTGAGAGTTGGGGGTTTCCTGCCAACTTATACTGCTACTTTCAACATTTCCCACTACTGATAAGTCAAGTTGTGGTGATTGGCGTGTGCCGTTCCATTTGTAATATGAAGTTGTATCCCAAGTTGCACCATTAATTGTTCCATCGTTAGTTCCTGCACTATCTGTTAGTGTTGAGCCTGTGCCTTCGTTCATTTTGTAATAAGCTACAAGACCTATTTCATCACCAGTTAGTTCTTTGTTCATATTGTCTTGGATTTCTTGTTGTGTTCGTGCTGTGTTCCATATTCTGACTTCGTCAGCTATTCCTTCTAAATATCTACTTGAATGTGTCATCATAGCAAAAAATGAATCAGTATCTTTGACTGCCACATCTCCGGGGAAAGATAATGTTTCTTTGTGATTTCCGTCAATATAAAATCTCATTTCATTATTACTTGCATCTCTAACTCCAGCAAAATGATGTCTTGAACTATCAAGCCCTGTATATTTAGCTGTCTGCACATCATTATTTTGTGCATTGTCTCGCAACCAGAAAAACATTCCGCTACCATCATCTGTGCCTATCATAAAAAAACCACTACGGTGAATGCCATCACTTGGATAATTGCTCAAAAAAGAATAATTATTGGTTGTACTGAAAGACGGGGCATTTAACATACCTTCAATTGTGAATGACTCTCCGGCGTCTCCGATATTAACAGATGTAGTTACTGAATCACCAGTACCATCAAAACTCAAAGCAGGATTATTAGCCAACTCCAACCCATTATTAACTGCTACTACATCAGTCAGAGTGCCTGTTGAGAAATCTGCTGTTGTAGTTTCAATGTCAGTTACATCAGAGCCGGTTTTATCTAATCTCAAACTATCATTTTCAGCAACTACATTTGATAATGTGCCAGTTGAGAAATCTGCTGTTGTAGTTTCAACAAAATTTAAGTCTTTACTGTAATACACACCCTCCTCAACAAGTTTTTGGTCAACTATATCTTTGATTATATCTCCTGCTAATTTATTCCTTGCTGCATAGCTTATACGCCTCTTATCAGCTAGATAATGCATATCAATGCATACTATGTCGTGCATATAGATATTAGCTTGCCTGCTTGCCAGAGGATGCTTATCGCTAGTTTCAAGGAAACCTGCAAATATTTGCTCATCATTATTCTTGTCATCTATTATTGTAACAGGTTGACCTTTCTTGAAAGTATATTCATTTTGTTTGTCTGGGATAGAAAATGAACAGGTGGCACGCATCTCAATAGTGTCCTCTGCTTGAAAAGTGTTAATTTTGATGCTGTAAGTTGTTCCACCTATAATTGCTTTCATTAGAAGCGCGCACCTCCTGTTATTCTAATTGTGTCTACTAAGGGTTGTTTCACGGCTTGTGCGATGGTTTTTCCATCTAAGTTAACACTTATATTAGCTGTGCTGTATCCTCCACCACTAGAGCCTGTGTTTGAGCCTAT